AAGGCACTCAATGACATCAACAAAGAGCTGCCATTTACCTTGCACTATGTCTCCCACTTACGTAAGGGTTCTGATAGTAAGAAGACCAGTGAGGAAGGTGGTAGGGTAACACTCGACGACTTTGCAGGTGGTAAGGCTGTTATTCAATACTCAAATTTTTGCTTTGCAATAGAGAGGAATCAACAAGCAGAAGACGAGGAAGATCGAGACCTCAGCTTGATTAGATGTCTCAAGGATAGGTTTACAGGTCAAGCTGTAGGTAGGACTATGCACCTAGAGTATGACCGGAAGACAGGTATCAAACATGAAGTAACACCGTTTGATGATTTTGAAGGTAGCTCTGGAGATTCGACTCCTGAGTTCTAATAACTTAGGAGAAGCATGGCTAGATACATTTACGACCTAGAGACCAACGGTCTACTGGAAGATGTCTCCAAGATCCACATACTGTGTCTACTGGATGTGGATACCCAGGAGAGATTCACCTACACGAGTGCAACAGGATTATTTGAGGGACTCCATAGACTCAACTCAGCTGATGAGTTGATAGGACATAACATTATTAGTTATGACAATGAGGTAATAGCTAAGCTACATAGGAGGCTACCTAAAACTATTAAGATGTTTGACACCATGATAGCGGCAGGTCTCATTTGGAGTGACCGCTATGAGATGGACAAGAAGCTAATAGCTAAGGGTAAGGCTGCTATACCTAGCAATGTGATGGGTAGGAATAGTCTTGAGTCTTGGGGCTATAGGTTAGGTGAACACAAGGGGGATTATACAGGTGGATGGGAGTCCCTCAATGATGAGATGATAGCATACTGTGAGCAGGATGTTCAGGTGACCTATCAGTTGTATCAGAAGATACTCTCCAAGAACTACTCACAGACTGCACTTGATATGGAGATGCAGGTAGCTAGTATCATTACCAGACAGGAGCAGTTCGGGTTTGGCTTCGATAAGGAAGCCGCTATAAAACTGTTGGTGGAGCTCCATGCTAGGGAGTCTGAGTTACATAAAGAACTACAGGCTCACTTCAAACCTTTTTACAAGCGTGATGGTAAACAGTTTATCCCTAAGAAAACCAGTAACAAGCTAGGGTACACTGAAGGGTGTCCTGTTACCAAGATTAAGATCACTGAGTTCAATCCAGGGAGTAGAGACCACATCGGGGATAGACTACGTGCCATACATGGATGGAAACCTACAGAGTTCGGAGCAGATGGAAAGCCCACGATAGATGAGGATGTCCTAGAGAGTCTCAAGTATCCAGTAGCCAAGCTGTTAGTTGAGTACCTGATGATTGAGAAGCGGCTCGGACAGCTGAGTGAGGGGAACCAAGCGTGGCTTAAGGTTGAGAAGAATAGTAGGATATATGGCAGGGTTAATACTGTAGGTACTGTAACTGGCAGGATGACACATAGCTCACCTAATCTAGCTCAGGTTCCCGCATGTGGCGCGCCCTACGGCAAGGAATGTCGAGCGTTATTCATAGCAGACAAGGGATGGAAGCTGGTAGGTGCTGATGCTAGTGGACTGGAACTGCGTATGCTTGCCCATTTTTTAGCTAGATGGGACTCAGGGTACTACTCAGGTATCGTGTGCGAAGGTACTCAGGAACAGGGGAACGATGTGCATACAGTCAACCAGATAGCTGCCGGTTTAGAGACAAGGAGTCAAGCAAAAACAATGGTGTACGCTCTATTATACGGAGCGGGTGCTGCTAAGTTAGGAACTATTGTAGGAGGAGGAGCAAAGGCAGGTGCTAAGTTACGCTCAAAATTCCTAGCAGGACTTCCAGCATTAGGTAAGCTATTCGACGCTGTTCAGAAAGCAGCTGGTAAGGGTTATCTAGTAGGCTTAGACGGTAGGGAAGTAAAGGTACGCAGCGCACACGCAGCATTGAACACCTTACTCCAATCCGCAGGGGCAATCGTTATGAAGAAAGCATTATGTATACTTGAGGATTCTCTGGCAGCTAACGGTCTACAACCTGGAATTGACTACAAGAATGTACTGAACTGTCATGATGAGTACGGGATAACCTGTAGACCTGAGATAGCTGATCTAATAGGAACACTAGCGGTTGAGTCAATTAGAAAAGCTGGCGAGTTTTTTAACATGCGTTGTCCTCTGGATGGTGCTTACAAGATAGGAAATAACTGGAGTGAGACACATTAATAACAATAAGATAACCGTTTCAGAACTAAGCAGATTGTACTATCTGAATGTTTACACTGGAGAGGTTATCAGTAGGACACTCCACAGGCCTGTCGGAAGTAAGAACCATGATGGATATGTCCGTATCAGATTACCTGGGAACAAAGGGGAGTTCGCCCATAGAATTGTATGGGCATTGACTACAGGTAAATTCCCTGACGAAGTGATAGACCATAAGAATGGCATAAGAGATGATAATGTACTCTCTAACCTCAGAGCGTGTTCTCAATCTATCAATAATCAGAACGTCTTGAAACTACGTAAGGATAGTAAGTACAGCTATCCTGGAATACGGAGTACAGGTAGAAGGTTCGAGGCTAGGATTAGGGTGCGGGGTATTTTAGTAGTTCTAGGGACATTCGATACGGAGTTGGAGGCTTACCAATGTTACTTGAGAGGTAAGGCACAGCTCCACGTTCATTTTAGATAACAGTTTACATTTGGAGATAATTATGTTTATGAGTACAATTTTTATTGGCTGCATCATGATTGCTATGGTGGTTTTAATTCCTGATCCAGAAGATACGTCTGAAGATTGCGATGAGTGGTGGTTCTAAACTATGACTACACTACTGATTGATACGGATATTGTTATCTTCCAGGCAGCTAGTGTTCACCAGTCGAGCGTTCAGTGGGATGAGGAAGATGAGGACTCTCAGGTTACCTACACTGACCTCGAGTCATCCGTCCGTATGCTCTCAGATAACATCCAGAGGTTCGTGGACATGTTTGACGCTAGTAGAGTAATCATGTGCCTGACCGATAAGATCAACTGGAGGTCATCTATACTCCCAAGTTACAAGCAGAATAGATCAGGATTAGCTAAACCTCTACTGCTGCCAGAGCTTAGGGATTACGTAATGACCAACTACGAGACATTCCTGAGACCTACACTAGAGGCTGATGACTGTCTAGGAATCTTATCGACACATCCTAAACTTGTCTCAGGTAAGAAGATACTAATATCTGAAGACAAGGACATGCAGACTATTCCATGTGTTCAGTTTAATCCCAGGAAGGACACCAAGCCTAGAGAGGTATCAATAAAAGATGCGCACAGGTATCACATGTACCAGACACTGACAGGTGACACTGTAGATGGATACAGAGGATGCCCTGGAGTTGGGAAGGTTAAGGCTGCTAAGGCACTCGACTGCCCTATGGAGTTCATGTGGCACTCTGTAGTTCAGGAATACGCATACCGAGGTCTGACAGAAGAAGACGCTCTAATACAAGCTAGAGTAGCTAGGATCTGTCAACATACAGATTATAACTATCAAACTAAAGAGGTAATCCTATGGAACCCGTAAATACAATCCTAAATGGGGCAGAACCCAGTAGTATCGACCACGCCAGTCCCTCTGACTGGGATAACCTAGCGAAGATTGGAGGAGCACCTAAGAGTTACGTAAAGCCCCCTGAGCCTATCAAGCAGGAGCAGGTCTTACAGAACTCTGCTAGTGTCTCTCAAGTTGGAGGCTCTCATTACCAGCTACCTATCCAACCCATTGACTATTGCTTGGCTAATGACATGGACTTCTTACAATCAAATGTAATCAAGTATGTTACCAGACACAAGGCAAAAAATAAAGCTGAAGATATTCGGAAAGCTATCCACTACTGTCAACTAATCTTGGAAAAACAATATGCAAGTAGCTGAACAAATGACAGACCAAGAAGTAAAGAAATTCATCTTGGATAACCTAAAGACTAAGAACCTAAATGTATATACTATTGTCTCCGCTACTCACCGCTCAGTCAATGAGGTCAACGCTATCTTAAGAGATCTCCAGAAGTCCCATAAGATTGTGCCTAACCCGATCTCGTACAGATTGGTCTGATAGTATCGGTATGTAGACAGTACAGATGTATAAACTGTAGTAGTCTGCATACCGCATAATCCCTAATAATGGTTCCAATAAGAGAATACTAGATGATAGTTTCTAATTCAATTCCTCAATTATCGGTAGACTTAATAGAACAGTTGGACAGGCAGTACCCCCACAGATGCCCAAAAAGAGCTGACTCAGCTTGGGACATAGCAGCATACGCTGGTAAGAGGGAACTGATAGACACTCTATTAGAAATTCACCGAAAAGAAACCAACCAACCCAGGAGCTAGCCATGTGCTTTGGAAGTCCAGCACCCTACGTACCACCTCCAGAACCACCAGATGAGCCGCCTCCTCCTGAGTACATGATTACTAAGAAGCAGACAACTGATACTAAGCTGAATGATACACTACCAGATGTAGGACTCAAGCAGCTGCAAATCAGTAGGATGCCTAATGAGTTACAAGCTGGCTCTGGATTGGCGATACGCAAATGATGACCAACAAAGAAAGATATGAACAACTGGTAGGAGCTAGAGAACCGTTCTTAACAAGGGCGCGTAAGGCTGCTGCTCTTTCTATACCTAGCTTAGTCCTACCAAACGGGAGTAACGGGACTACCAGCTTAGAGATGCCATACCAGAGCTTAGGAGCACGGGGTGTTAAGAACCTAGCTAGCAAGCTAATCATGGCTATACTACCTCCTAATGCTAGCTTTTTCAGGATGAGAATCTCTGATGCAGACATAGAGAAACTCTTCAAGGATAAGAACGTCAAGCCTAAGATCGAGGAGGCACTCTCTAAGATTGAGCGTCGAGTTATGCTGGAGCTGGAGAATAGTAATATTCGGGTAGCTGCTAATGAGATGTTCCAACAGTTAGTAGTAGCGGGTAATGTCCTAGTAGATCTATCCCAGACTACCAGTCTCCGTATGAGATGTATCCTACTTGATAAGTATGTTGTAGTCAGGTCACCTACAGGTGAGGCTATAGACATCGTGTTTGTTGAGAGTGTCAATAAGACTTTGATACCAGATGAAACTCTGGAACTCTGCGGATGCTTAGAGAATCGCTACCAGCCAGATAACAGCTCAGGAAACACCAGTAAAGACAATGTAGATGTATACACTCGTGTACAACGTATTGATGCTAAACGGTGGCGTGTATGGCAAGAGATCAATGATGTAGCTGTGCCAGATAGTATGGGTACATATACTGACAAGACCATGCCATTTATTCCACTGATGATGACAGGGCTCCCAGGTCAAGACTATGGGCGTGGACATGTGGAGGAACTCTTTGGTGACCTCAAGTCCTACGAAGAATTACGTAAAGCATTAGTACAGGGGGGAGCTATCTTAGCTAGGATGATCTTCTTGTGTAATCCAAATGGATCTACCAAACCTGAAGATGTAGACTCAGCTGAGAACGGCGATACCATCTATGGAAAAGTAGAAGATGTACAAGCTCTGCAATCCAATAAACACGCCGACTTCTCAGTGGTTCAGCGTGAGCTGGAGTCTCTCAAAGATAGCTTATCGTATGCGTTTCTGCTCAACTCTGCTGTACAAAGATCAGCTGAACGTGTTACTGCCGAAGAAATACGATACATGGCAGGTGAACTGGAGACAGCTTTAGGAGGTGTGTATAGCACACTAACCCAGGCGTTCCAAGTCCCTCTAGTAAATATCGTAATTGATAGATTGACCAAGAGTGGTCAGTTACCTCCACTACCAGATGAAGCTGTTAAGCCTAGTATAACTACTGGACTAGAAGCTCTTGGTAGAGGGCAAGACCTCAACAAGCTAAACCTATTCCTACAGAACCTAGCACCTCTAGGTGCAGATGTAATCTCCAAGTATCTCAAGATAGACGCTTATATGTCTATGGTAGCTGCGAGTATTGGTATAGATTCTCCAGTGAGGTCAGAGGCAGAGGTTCAACAAGCTGAACAACAAATGATGATGATGCAAGCTGCTCAAGCTGCTGCTCCTAACCTAGCAAGTAACTTGACTCCTAACATTGAATTACCTACAGGACAACCAAATGGCTAAGACCAATAAAAAATTCGAAGGTGCTCCAGAAGAAACGCCTATAATTGAGACCTCAGGAGACTCGAGCTTCTCTCTGGAATCCCGTCAAGTAACTCCAGAAGTAACTACTGTAGGGGCTACCTATGAAGTTGTAGTAGGCGGTTCAGTTCACATTAGACAGGATAATTAATATGACTGAGATCTTCACGATCCCTAACGCTCCTGAAGCACAACCTCCAGTGGACTATAACGCTCCTGTAGCAGATCCTGTTGAGGCTAGTTTGATTGCAGGTAAGTTTAAAACTCAGGATGATCTAGTAGCTGCATACAAAGCTCTGGAATCTAAACTAGGTAAACCAGCTGAATCTACGCTGCCACCTACTTCACAGTCTGTAGAACCTCCGACTGAACCTGCCTTAGCCATTCCAGAAGCATTTGACCCTGCTAACCCTGCGTATGTCCCAGGGTTATCTGCTCAGCAAGTTATGGAGCTGGCTAACAAAGAGTTTGCCGCTAATAATACACTCTCTGATTCAGCTTATTCAGCTCTGGCTGCACAAGGCATCAGCAAAGAGATGGTCTCAGCGTATATCGCTGGACAACAAGCTACCGCACAGTCACAGCTAGATTCCGCTATGGCTACTGTAGGTGGTAAAGATAAGTACCAAACGATCACAGCATGGGCAGCTAATAACATGTCTGATGCTGAGATTGCTGAATATAATGCAGCTGTAGCTGACCCTAAGACTCGCGCTCTCGCAATGAAAGCACTCCAAGGTCAGTATATTTCTGCGAATGGTTCTGCTCCAGGCTCACTAATAGCCGGTGGGACAGCTCCAGTAGCTAGTGCCTTTGCTAGTAAAGCAGAGATGGTAGCTGCAATGAAAGATCCAAGATACGCTAAAGACCCTGCATACAGAGACTCTGTTCGGGCGAAGCTGGCTAACAGCTTCTTATAGGATTCACTCCTAGGACACGCTAATGTGTCCTCCCTGTATACCGCAAGACATTAGTTTATGCCCACTAAGATTCCCTGAGGGGAGGTCAACCTGGACACCATGAATGGGATGTAGAGCTGGTGATACACCAACCCTAATATTCACAATAAACTAAGAGAATTACAATGGCTGATTTTCAAGCAACCGCCTTACGTGGTGGTCAAGTCAACGCTGCTGGCGATGCCAAAGCATTATTTCTAAAACAATGGTCGGGTGAAGTCCTGGCTGCATTTGAGGATGGTTTAGTATTCAACGAAAGCCGTCACATGGTGCGTACTATTGCATCAGGTAAATCCAGTTCATTTCCTATGACTGGTCGAGTATTCGCTAAGTACCACACTCCTGGTGCTGAGTTGGTCGGTCAAACAGGTAACGTGAACGAAAGAATTATCTCTATCGACGAC